TAGGATTAGACCTAGTCTTCTGAATATTAGATGTTTCTAATAATATTATACTATTATTTATAGCGTCTTGGTGAACCCTAGCTTCAGCAGGAGTACCTATAAGTTGGTTATAATGATTTTCAAAATCACTACCAAAAGAAGCAAACTCATTATTTTGTTTTAGCACTTCAGATTTAAAAGACCAACCTATACTATCAAAAATCTTATCCATTACCCTTGCAATTCTATAGCTAGGTCTTAAGTGGTCTACTGTTATAGCTAATATTTCTTCGTTATCATCCCACTCACCTTGATTAGTGTCACGCCACTTACCAACATCCAATAACGGGAATCTCATGTTACTAGCCGTAAAAAGATTAGCCGTTAATATGTTGTTTGCTGTCAATCTCCAAGAAGACATTGTTGAGTCGGAAACAAAAAGATTTCTTAAATGAGAGGTGGTTGTGTCTAAAAGTTGTGCCCAACTATTGTTACCACCTTTAAATAATAAATCTAAAGACTCTTCTCCGTACTCATTATATTGAACGCTATCTAAAAACACGCTCCCTTTAAATACTTGAGTACCATCTACG